GCAGCTAGGTTAGCTCCTGCTGGTATTAGGGTTGAGCCGATAGACGGCCTTGACTATGCCCAAAGCTGCGATGAGTTACTGGGAGCTATCTCATCTCAGCGGTTGGCTCACTCGGGACAAGATGAGCTGACCAAGCAATGCCTATCCGCCGTCAAACTCCCTTTCGGTGACGGCGGCTGGGTAATGGGTCGCAAAGTAAGTAATACAACAATCTGCGGAGCAATTGCTTCAGCCTTGGCAACACACTATGCAACAATGTCTGAAAGTGGCGTAGATATTCAAATAGTGTAAGTCTGCTCGCCTACAATGTAATCAATGGGTGCTATAAGAGATTTTCTATTTCCACAGGTTCAGACGGCTAAACCTACAAAGGTTTCAGATGTTGCAGCCGCGCTGACTCCAGTCCAAATTAGCGATAGTGTTTATAATATTCTCGGCGGTGCAACTAATACCACTCGCCAATTAGCAATGAGTGTTCCATCCGTTGCAAGAGCTCGCAATATCATCTGCGGAACTATTGGCTCATTACCTTTAACAACTTTTAATCGCATTACTGGCCAGTATGTTGATCCACACAGAGTTATCAATCAGCCAGACCCAAGAGTCGCAGGATTCGTAATCTATAACTGGCTTGCTGAAGATATTTGGCTTTATGGTGCTGGTTATGGCCAAGTTTTAGAAATGTATTCATCTACAGATGGCGGTCGAGTAAGAGCCTGGACTCGCGTTAGTCCAGATAGAGTTACAGTTGATACCGATTTCCTAAATACCGAAATTACTGGATATAAAGTTGATGGCCGCTCAGTTCCAGTTCAAGGCGTAGGTTCATTAATTAGATTCGATGGCCCAGATGAGGGCTTCTTGCATCGCGCTGGTAAGACAGTAGCAGCAGCGGTTTATCTTGAAAACGCAGCAGTTAATTATGCTAAAGAGCCTGCTCCATCTATGGTTCTTAAATCAAATGGAACTAACTTAACTGCCGAAAGAATTTCCGCTTTATTAAGCGCTTGGAAAAATGCTAGACAAACTCGCTCAACTGCATTTCTAAATGCTGATGTTGAACTACAGCAATTTGGCTTTGATCCTAAAGCAATGCAACTTGCTGAAGCGCGTCAATATGTAGCATTAGAATTAGCTCGGGCCTGTGGAATACCTGCCTACTTCTTGAGCGCCGAATCGACTTCAATGACTTATTCAAACGCTGTGTCCGAGCGGCGCTCATTAGTAGATTTCTCACTTCGCCCAATACTTAAGGCAATTGAGGAACGCTTATCACTACCGGACTTTGTTCCTAATCCTGTAATGGTGCGCTTTGCACTTGATGACTTCCTACGCGGTAACGCATTAGAGAGAGCTCAAGTTTATGAAATCCTAAACCGCATTGGCGCGATGAGCGTTGAGCAAATTCAGCGAGAGGAAGATTTGATTCCAAATGAAGGTTAATATGCCAATGGCAGTAACAGCTGCCGACACTATTAAAAGAACGATTACTGGAACTATTGTCACTTGGAATGAGCAAGGCAATACTTCAGTTGGCCCAACAGTATTCGCAGCAGATTCAATCGAAATCAAGCCAGTTAAGTTGCTTCTTGAGCACGACCGCACTCGCCCAATTGGCAAGATGGTCTCTCACAATGTAACTGCTAATGGAATTGAAGCCACCTTTAAGATTGCAAACACTATGGCTGGAGAAGATGCCCTAGTAGAAGCAACTGAAGGATTGCGCGATGGATTTAGCGTTGGCGCACAGATTAACGAATGGACTAACAATAAAGGCGTTATGCAGATTACCTCAGCAACACTAGATGAAGTATCTCTAGTTACTGATCCTGCAATTGATTCTGCTCGCGTAAGCGAAGTAGCAGCATCAGAGAATGAAGCACCAAAAGAAGATTCTGATTTGGCAACCGCTGATTCAGACAAACCAACCGAAGGAGACCAAGTGTCTGACACTACCGCTCCTGCTCCTGCCGTTGAAGAAGCGGTAGAAGCAGCCAAAGTAGAAGCTGCAGCTCCAAAGCCTGCTTTCTACACAACTCCAAGACTTGAGTTCACCAAGTCCAAATACCTAGAAATGAGCGTTCGCGCTGCTCTAGGAAATGACGATGCTCGCGCTTATGTTCGCGCAGCAGATGACACAACTAGCAACAACGCTGGTCTTGTCCCAACTCGTCAGCTAACTGAGGTAATCAATCCTCTTTCAAATGCTGATCGTTCAGCAGTTGATTCCGTATCTCGCGGAGTTCTACCAGATGCTGGTATGAGCTTTGAGATTCCAAAAATCACAGCAGTTCCAACAGTTGGAGAAGAAGCTGAAGAAGCAACAATTGATGAAACTGGTATGACAAGTGCATACACCACAGTAACCGTTAAGAAGTATGCTGGCGGACAAGAGTTTTCAGTAGAACTTCTTGATCGTTCATCTCCTGCTTTCTTTGATGAGCTAGTTCGTCAAATGGAATACGCTTACGCAAAGGCAACAGATGTTGCAGTTATCGCTGGCCTAGTTGCTGGTGGAACAGATGGCGGAAACCGCACTCTTGATGCAGCTGGACTTCTTGACTTCATTTCCGATGCAGGCGTTTCAATCTACGCAAACACTCTCGGATTTGCACAAAACATCATCGCTTCTCCTCAGCAATGGGGCGTAATCCAGAACCTCGCTGATGGTGGTCGTCCGATTTACCAGAACTTGATTGGCAATATGAATCAGGGTGGAAATCTCAATGTAGGCTCTGCAACTGGAAACCTACTTGGTCTTAACTTCCGCGTAAATCGCAACCTAACAACTGGCTCAGGCGTTGGCGATAACACAATTATCGTAATTAATCCAGAGGCTTATACTTGGTATGAGTCAAGCCGTTTCCGCTTGGAGACCGCACAGGTAGCAACTGGTCAAATCAAGGTTGCTTACTATGGTTATGGAGCACTAGCTACCAAGGTAGGCGCAGGCGCTTATCGTTGGATGGTTGAGTAATAAATTCAAAATAGTGACGGCCAGTCCGCTCCCGAGCTGGCCGCTCACCTAATTGCTTGAAAGGATGACGAAATGCCAACGATAGTTACAGCCACAGAGCTGAGGACAATTCTTGGCGTTTCGTCATCCCTATATAACGATGCTTACCTAAACGACATAGTGGATGCTTCGGAGAATATTATTCTTCCAATGCTGGTCACTTTTCAAACAAAGATTAACAAAGTAAGACTTGAAGATAATGTTGCTTATTTCACTAGCGCAACTATCCAAGAATTCACCGAGGGCCAATCCGTAGTAATCACTGGCTGCGGAACTCCATTTAACGGCACACACACAGTTTTAGCAGATGGATTATCAGATTATGAATTCGCCGTTGCAATCACCAATGCAGACATATTGGAAAAGAATGTTATCCCAGCCGGAAACGCTGCGCTATCTGGATTATCAACCTATGTCGGAAATGCCAATGTTGAAGCTTCTGTTCTGGCTATCTCCGTTGAAATCTTCCAAGCAAGAACAGCAGCAGGCGGATCAATAGAAGGCGTTGATTTTGCAGTAACCCCTTACCGCCTATCTAAGAATTTACTTGCCAAGGTAACTGGCTTACTTGGCCCATACCTTGATGTTGAAACTATGGTGGGCTAATGCCTGCATCATCTATTGCCACCGATGTTCGCGGTGCTATAAAAACTGCTCTTGCTGGGGTAAGTGCCAATATCTATGACTCCGTCCCTGAAGCGCCTATAGTTCCTGCAATTATTGTCATTCCAGACTCGCCCTATATGGAGCTTGAAGTCTTAGGTAAATCAACAACTCGCGTTAAATTAAATTACACCATAACTGCCTGCGTTGCGTATTTCAGCAATGCCGCTGCTTTAGATAACCTAGAGCAAATGGTCATTAGTATTCTTGGAGCACTAAATGCTTCCAAGTATGAGTTATCAATAGTCGAAAGACCTTCGGTAACTGAAGTAGGAACTACAACCCTGTTAGTTTCAGATATACGCTTGAGCGTCCGCTACGAGCAAACCGCATAGGAGACCCAAATGCCAACCACAGTAATAACTGGGCGCGATGTAACCTTTACACTCGATAGCGCTGCTTATGACGCCCAGGCAACTAGCGCAGTCCTAAGCTGCGACACAATTATTGAGACCTATCAAACACTTGATGGTCGCGCTTATAAGTCCGTTGATAAGCAATGGACATTCACAATTGAATTGCTACAGGATTGGGGAGCTACTAGCTCACTATTCGAGGCAATGTGGGCGGATGCAGAATCTGCGCCAAACACAGCACTAAGCGTTTCATTTACAGCAGTATCTGGAGCAGTATTTGCTTTCACAGTATTGCCAATCTTCCCATCAGCAGGCGGCGCAGCTCCAGGAGCGCTAACTGATACTTGGACGATGACAGTAGTTGGAACTCCAACAGAGACCTTCAGCTAAGAGATCGGAGCATCGGGAGCTATGAAAATATCAATCACAATTAAATACAGCTCAGGCGAATCAGTTACTTATCAGGCTGGATTGCCAGAATGGGCTAAGTGGGAACGCAAAACTGGTAAGTCGATTTATTCGATGAAGGATATCTCGGCCTACCAGCAAGCGGACTTCTTAGATCTTGCCTACTTTGCGTATAAGCGCGAAGCAGCAGGAAAGCCAACCAAGTCCCAAGAGATTTGGGAGCTGACAGTTGAGGAAATGACGATTGGAGATGAAAGCCCAAAAGTTACGAGCCCGGAAGCATCAACCGACTAATCATCGAGATTGCTATCGCAACTGGGATACCAATGCCTTACTGGACAGATATAGACCAAGTAATGACTGCAATAGATATATTAAAGGAGCGTAGCGGTGGCAGATGAGTTACCAATCAGCTATGACAAACGCGAGCTCCGTTCAATCATTACCGCTTTCAAAGCGATGGATGATGAAGCCGCTAGCCAAGCTAAACAAGAATCTAGCGCGCTGGCTACTTATGCAGCAAATGAAATCAAAGCCTATGCACTCACAAGGACATTTGGTCAAGAAGCAGTTAGAAGAATTGCAACAGGCGTTAAAGTCTCGGCCAGCTCCAAAATCGGAGAGTTCTCTTATGGCTTTGCAAGTCAGCGCTTTTCTGGTGGCGGTAGCACACAAAAACTCTGGGCGGGTTATGAATTTGGAAGTAATCGCTTGCGTCAGTTCCCCAGAAGAACACCCAGCAAAGGTCGCGGAAACGCTG